AAAATCAAAAAAACAAAATTGGAACTATAAAGATAGAATGTATGAATCAATGAGTATAGAATATAATAAAAATACTATTTGGTTATTTGATAAGTTGAAGGAGTTTTTACAAAAGGAAACAAACATTCAAATCAGAACAATAAACAAAAGGATACATTTTCATAAATTTACGAAAGGTGATTGGTTCGGAAAACATAACGATATTAGAGACGATAGGGTATATGCTGTTGGTGTTTTATTAAATAATGATTTTAGTGGTGGTGATTTTAAATTATACAATCCAGATGAAATAATTTTAAATAAAGTAGTTGGAAACACCTATTTATTTGATGTAAGAATTGAACATGAAATAACATCTATTTTAGATGGGGAAAGATATTCATTACTTTGGTTTTTACAAAATGAACATATAAAATTAGAAACGAATAAATTAATATGAAAATTCTAATAATATGTTTACCTAGAACGGGGTCTACATCTTTAACAAATAAAATAGCCGATGATAATAATTTAAATCCTATATTTGAACCATTTGATGGTCAAAATAGAGTTATTTATAATGGAGAAGATAATGTAGTTTTAAAAACAATTATAGACCAAACATACCCAATAGGCCAAAAAGATTATGTAAATTATTGGTTTAATAAATCTAAAGAATTTGATAAAATTATTTTATTATCAAGAAAGGATTTAAAAGCATGTGCAGAGAGTTTATCGTTTTTGGATTATAATCACCGAAATGGATTTCAATATAATGAAAAATATGAATGGTATTCAACTCCAAATTTTAATCAATGGTATAAATATGTAATTAGTAAAAATGAAGATTTACATATATTGGGTAAATTATTGAATATTGATATTATTTATTATGAAGATATATTCGATTTAAATTCAACAGAAAGATTAAGGGTAGGTAATTTAAAATTAAGTTCATTAATTTAAATTTGGTATTATCAAATATTTTTCGTATATTAGAGTATTATAAATGATTAAACTCTAAAATTATGAAAACAGAACAAGAATTAAAAGTAAATTACGATAGATTTATCGGAATTATCAAAAAATATTTCAAAGGAGAAAGATTGGAGAAATTACTCCATATGTATTCCGAAGATGAATTGGGTGTTAACCTTACACTATCTGCCGCATCTGGTTCAAAACACTATCATAACGCATATATAGGTGGGTATATAGACCACATCTTTAATGTATGTAAGAATTCTATGAAGATGAAAGAATTGTTTATTGCACAGGGTGGTATTGTAGATTTTACTGATGAAGAATTGATATTTTGTGCATTACATCACGACTTAGGGAAGTTGGGTATTAAAGGTGAATTGCATTATATTCCAAATGATAATGAATGGCAAATTAAAAATCAAGGTAAGTTATTCAAATCAAATGATAAAATTACTTATATGACCTTAACAGATAGAACATTCTTTACTTTGAATGAATATGGTATAAGTTATAATGAGAAAGAATATTTTGGTATCAAATTAACCGATGGAATGTTTGACGAAGATAATCAAAAATATCTAACTGGTCACAATGGTGCAAAGGCTCCAAAATACAAAATTCAATACATTCTACATTGGGCAGATTGGATGTCTACTGTAATCGAAAGACAAGATAACATAATTTAATGTCAAAATGTCAAAAATAATCGATTGGTATAGTATTTGGACTATATACAATATTATTAACTAAAACATTTATATTATGTACATTATTGACTATGGTAAATTATTCGATGAATTTTTTACACAACCAAAAGAAAGAACAACTTATGTTCAAAACAAATTCGCAGTAGACATTAAAGATGAAACTGCATCAATTGCATTATCGGTATTAGGTCACGACCCAAAAGATATCGAAATAAATTGTTTTGAGGACAAAATTGAAATTAAAGCTAAAAAAACACAAGAGGACAAAGAAAATCCTTTCAATCAATTAATTTCAGAGATTGAAGAAAGAGTCCAAGTAGGCAAAAACTTTGATGGTAGAAAGGCAAAAGCTGAAATTAAAAATGGTATTCTCTTAATTACTATTGAAAGAAAAGAAGAGTCCAAACCAAAAAAATTAACCCCAAAATTAGGTTAATTCAGTTATTTTTCGTATATTGAAAAGGTAGGAGATTAGACACTTCTACCTTTTTTATTATAAACAAATATTTATTACTATGATATACAACGAAAAAATACAAACGTTATTAGAATCTTTAGACGGAAAGTTAAGGATTTTACAAAACGGAATTACTGGTGCACAATCAATGACACCATCGGTTGCTCACACTACTTTAGAAGATGCAAGAAAGATAGTAGAGCGTGTTGCCGAATTAACCAGAATCAATCGATAAATGAATTGGCTTAAATATTTAGTCGGATTTTCTGCACTAATTATTGCCGGATGTGCAGCTTATTTCTCCGTAACCGGATTGGGTGTTCTATTTAGTGGAGCAGCCGTATCAGTTATGGTAATGGCCGGTGCATTAGAGTTTGCAAAGTTAGTTGCAGCAACTTATCTAAAACAGGAGTGGGAAAACATTAAGGGATTTAATAAGTGGTATTTGACCTCTGCCGTTGCATTACTGATGTTAATCACTTCTGCCGGTATATTTGGATATCTTTCTAATGCCTTCCAATCTCAGTCCTTAAAATTACAACAGGTAGATAGAGAGGTTTTAGTCTATACTACAAAAATTGACCAAAATACTGCTCAAATTACTCAATTAAACACTCAATTAGGGCAATTATCCTCAACTCAAAACACAATTTTAGATAAAGGTAAGGTAAATTCTCGTCTTTTACGCTCAATTGACCAAAAAGACAGACAAACTGCTCAAATTAACAAAAAAATTGAGGTTTTACAAACCGAAAATGCTAAAAATAACGAAGAAATTAACAAAATTAAAACTTCAAACTTAGATTTAGAGAAAGAAGTGGGTGGATTTCGATTTATTGCCGAAGCTTTTGGTATGGAATTGAAAAATGTTGTAAAATTCTTCATATTTTTGATTGTAATTGTGTTTGACCCATTAGCAGTAGCTCTAATTATTGCATTTAATGGTTTAATTTTACCTAAAAACAAAACAAGAGAGGAACTTTTATCAGAAATGACCGAAAATAACCAAAAAATGGGATTATATGAAATATATGGTGATAGTAAAGAAGATGTGGTAGAAAACATTTCACCAAAAGAGGAAGAAATTCCTGTTATAATGGAAAATATTGTTAACGAAACTGAAAAAAATGAGATTAACGAAAAAAAAGAAAATGAATCTATTGGGACTGATGATGTTGTGGGTGATGTTACATTTAATCCTGGGAATTTAAAATGGGAAGAGTGGATGCATCCTGAATTTCCATGGCACAATAGAAAATTATGGATAAATAATGCAAAAGCAGTAAATTATTGGTTGGCCAGTAAAGGAGGAACGGTTAGAGAATTATCCAGATTGAGAAGTGAAGGAGAGAATATTAAAACTTATTAATATTTGGTAAATTAGAATTATTTTCGTATATTAGAAATACGAAATTATAATTTATGAAAAAATATGCATTATTCATCGGAAGATGGCAAACATGGCACAAAGGACATGAGTGGTTAATTAATCAACAATTAGAAAAGGGAAAAAATTGTTGGGTTGCAATTAGAGATGTACAAAAGGATGAGAATAATCCAAAAACAGCACAAGAAGTATTACAAGAATTACAAAAAGAACCATTTTTTACAAACAATTGGGATAAAATAATGTTATCAATTATTCCAGATATTGAAAGTGTAAACTATGGTAGAGGTGTGGGGTATGATGTAATCTATCACGAACCACCAAAAGAAATAGAAAAAATTAGTGGAACTGCAATTAGACAAAAATACATTGACTCAAATGGTGATGTAATTGTTTACAATATAGATGCCGAAGATGATAGTAGAGCGTAAAAGACATATTGCCAAAACTATCTCATATCGTATTGTGAGTACCTTAGTTGGATTCTTATTAATGTGGTTGATAAGTGGTTCGATTAAAATAGGTGCTGCATTTGGAGTTGCAGAATTGATTTATAAACCCATACAATACTATATTCACGAAAGAATTTGGTATAAATGGATAAAATACGGATTAAAAAAATAAAATATGAAATTAATAGTTGACAAAGGTTCTAATGGACTAACAACAAAAGAGTTTACGGAGTATCTTAAAACTCCTGTATTAAAATCAGAAATAACACAACAAGAATCTGATGAATTAAGATTACAATTAAGTGAAGCTTTAGTAAAACACCCGGGATTAGGAATTTCTGCAACACAAATTGGAATTAAGAAAAGAGCATGTTTAATTCAGTTTGGTGATGAAGAATTATTCTTAGTAAATCCAATTATTAAAGAAAAATCAAAAGAAGGATTTTTATTTTTTGAAGGTTGTTTATCAATACCATCAACACTAAGGTCTCCAATTAAAACAATTAGAGCTTCTAAAGTTGTAGTAGCTACCGATAATTTGGGTGAATTGACATTTGAAATTAATCCAGAAGGTGATGAACAAAATAAGTCAGTATCTAAAGAAACAATGATGACAGTAATAGTTCAACACGAAATTGACCATTTAGACGGATTTACAATCAAAGATAGAGTTTATAACACACAGGTTGTCAAAAGAGTGAATTATGGTAGAAATGATAAAATTGTAATGAAATCTCCACAAGGTGAAATGGTTGAAATCAAATACAAAAATGCAAACAAATATTTTTTACAAGGATACGAAATCGTTTAATTATGTTATACACTATAATCACAATATTATCATTATTAACAATTGCATTATCATTTGCAATTTATAATCTTTTACAAAAATTAGAAAAATACGAAGATATTATAGAAGATAATGATATATTTTTACAAACGGAATTAGAAAGAAACGAAGCATTACTGGAGGCATTAAGAGAAATAGATTCTCGTGAAATGTTTGAGAAGGACGATGAGGTAGGTTCTATATTTTATCAAATAAAAGAAACCATCGAAAAATTCAAAACACAACAAAATGCCAATTAGAAAGAAAAGAGGGCCGAATCGTCAATATTTTACAAAAGATACGGAAGATGCTATTATTGAGTATAATCTAACCGATGACCAATATATTAAAGATAAATTGTATAGAGAAAGAATTGCATCTGCATTTGACAAACTTGCAGAAATAGTTTATAATAAATGGAAATTTACTTATTTTGATGATGACCCAAAAGATGTGATGGCAGAGGTTGTTACATTTATGATTGAAAAAATACACATGTATAAGAGTGGTAAAGGTAAAGCATTTTCTTACTTTACTATTGTTGCCAGAAACTATCTTATTCTAAATAATAATGCAAACTACAAAAGATATAAAGATACGGATATAATGTCTGGTTTACCCGAATCATTTGATACTGAAAATAACTTTAGAGAAGAGGAGCGAAACGATGAATTTAAAACTTTTAATGTTAGAATGTTACAATATTGGGATAAACATTTAGAAAATTATTTTCCAAAGAAAAGAGATTTACAGATTGCAGATTCAGTATTAGAATTATTTAGAAGAGCCGAATTCATAGAAAACTTTAATAAAAAATCATTATATTTACTTATTAGAGAAATGACAGGACATCCTACACATTATATAACTAAAGTTGTCAACAAAATGAAAGAAAGACAAATGGAGCTATACAATGAATATGACAAATATGGTGATATAAAAATTTAAGTATGATACAATTAGGTTTATCAGGATTTTACCACGATTCAGCAGCTACAATTGTTATAGATGGTAAAGTAATATGTGCAATTGAAGAGGAGAAACTATCAGGAATTAAACATGATAGTTCTTTTCCGTTTAAAGCAATACAATGGTGTTTGGAATATACAAAAATAACAATTGATGAAATTGATATGATTTGTTGGTATGAAAATCCAAATGACAAATATGAAAGAGTTAAAGAAACAATAGGTAAGTGGGGTGGTTTAAGATATCCAATGAAATGGAGAAAGTTTAATAAAAGATGGAATGAAACCGAAGGTAATTTAAAAAAAATATTGAAATCTATTGGTTATGATGGAATTATCACATATACTCAACATCATTTATCACATTTAGCACTTTCATATTATACATCACCATTTGATACAACAATAGGTTTGTCAATTGACGGAGTTGGTGAAAGACATTCAGTATATGCCACAATGTGTGATAGTAACGGGTTTCATAAAATACAAACATTACAATTTCCACATTCTTTGGGGTTGATTTATTCGGCATTTACTGCCTATTTAGGATTTAAACCAAACGAAGGTGAGTATAAAGTGATGGGATTAGCTCCATATGGTGATAATGAAAAATATAATAACATATTTGATAAAGTTGTTACTACTGGTGGTGAATTTGATATTGTAAAGATGGATATGTCTTATTTTACATGGCATACATCAGATAATGATATGTTTAATGAAAAACTTATTGATTTAATTGGATTTCCACCAAGATTTAAAGATGAACCAATTGAACAACATCATAAAGACCTAGCTGCGTCATTACAAAAGTGGTATGAAAGTGCATTATATTTTATTATCAATAGAATTACAAATATTTGGGAATGTGAAAATTTAGTATTAGGTGGTGGATGTGCATATAACGGAACTGCAAATGGTAAAATAAAAAAACATACAAATATCAAAAATGTTTGGATTCCATTTGCACCATCAGATTCGGGTTCTGCAATTGGTGCATGTTTATATCAACATCATATCATATTAGGTAATCCAAAAATAAAGGGTGGTGATAATCAATCTCCATATTTAGGGCCCGAATTTAGTGATACGGAGATATTAAATACTATTAAAGGTGATAGTGAATTGAAGATTAAAATTATTAGAAATAGAGAGAGTTATTTAAAAACTATTGCTAAATTAATTGAAGAAGGTAATATTGTTGGGTGGTTTATTGGTAGAACTGAATTTGGTGCAAGAGCATTGGGTAATCGTTCTATATTGGCCAATCCACATTTGCCGGATGTAAGAGATAGAATTAATAAGGTTGTCAAAAAGAGAGAAATGTTTAGACCATTTGCTCCATCCGTAACACATGAAGATTATCAAAAATATTTTATGTCCGAAGAAGATGTTCCGTATATGAATCAGGTTGTCAAAGTTAAAAGTGGAGTAAACATCCCATCAGTAACCCATATTGACGATTCTGCAAGAATACAGACACTCAAAAGAGAAAGTAATCCACTTTACTATGATTTACTAAAAGAGTTCGAAAAACTAACAGGAACACCTATTCTATTGAATACATCATTTAACTTAAAAGACCACACAATGACCAATGACCCTCAAAAAGCAGTTTGGACATTAAAGAATTGTGATATGGATTATTTGGTAATGGGTAACTATATTATCAGTAAATCTAATAAGTAAATAATTATTAGTATATAAAATATAATTATGGCAACCGAATTTCAACTATTTGATGGTAAAAATTTATCATCATTGTTTAAAGATATATACGAAAACCAACAAAACAAAAAGAAAAACATTTCCGACTTAATTGAATCGTTGAGAAAATTAATTCGTAATGTTGGTGAAGCAACTGTAATTGCACCCATCATAAAAGACTTGATTGAGGTGTCAGTTAAAAATGATGACCATTTAATTAAACTTGCAACTATTGCACAAAGACTTGCAGCTGCCGAAGCTAAAGGTATAGGTGAAGATGGTTGGTTAAGTGAACATGAAAAAGAACAATTACTTGCAGATATGGAAGATACGATAAATCAAGTAGAAGAAAAAAATAAAGAGAAATTAACGGATATTCAAATTGAAATTGAAGAAATTAAAACTAAATTATAATGATTGGTGAAACTTATTTAGCAACCGTATACAGAGTTTATACTGAATCGGATAAATCTATAAAAAATGATTTAGAGAAAAAATTAGTACCAGTATATAATGATAATAATGATTTTACGGATACTGATGTTAGATTTTTAGGTGCAATAGAGTATAGGAGAGAAAGTTTTATTAACAAAGAAGACTATGCATTTCCATTTGACAAAAATAATATAACATATCCACTAATAGGTGAAACTG